CCGGCGTTGGACGTGTCGCTCGAATCACGGCTGTAGGCTCGATAGCAGAGGTAATTGGCCAGTGCTCCCAGATACTGAGTCGGGACGGGAAGGGACTCGACGCGCCATTTTACCGTCCCATCTGTGGTGTCGGTGTCCTCGGTGGCGATCCACGTCGGCTCTGTCCCGCCGGAAGTCCCAGGAAGGCGAACCTTATAGATGTAGATGTCACCGGCAGTCGGCTTCACTCGCAGTCCGGGAGTATAGGCGATTTCATTGTCCCAAGCGTCCGGGAGAATGATCTCTCCCGGAGACACATATTCTCCGTCATCGCTAAACCGTGCGTCAGGTCTGGCGTTGACCAGCTCGCGGATACCATCGTTCAACCAGGCGAACATGGTGTTTTCGCTCCAACGGTAGGTGGTCGTCGTATCATGGAGAAGGTCACGCGCCCGGGAAATGACATCATGGATGATCATGCTGAAAAGCCCTCCACCGACGACCGGCCCTGTTTCATCTTTTCGACCGATGCACGAATGATCCCGTTGCGGTAGGTAGTCTGGTAACTGGCGGCCAGGTTGGGATTGCTGAACGGACGGTTGCCCATCAGCATGAGTCGCGCCGTAGTGCCGGCCACCAGCTCATCCCCCCAACGCTCCGTGAAGTTGTCGGGAAGCTCGCCAGAGTTGCGCGTCGGGCGAAGCACGACATGAACCCTCATCCCGTCAGTGATGGCTTCCTGCGGAGAATATTCGGACCGCAGAAAGTGGATGGTGTTGTCATCCACCAACTCATACAGGGCTTCCGAGATCGGCTGAAGATCATCAAAAGACTGGCTGGATGTGGTCTTAACCTTCACCCAGCCAATCTCATGGACAATCGCGTCGAAGGAAGGATTCAGCGTGTAGTCTTGCTGTTCAGCCACCGTGGTGATATCAATGTCCGATTCCCAGACAAGGGAACGGATGCAGAACTCGATCCCGATATTGCGAAGGGTGCGCAGGGCGAACCCGTCGTCCAGGCCGGGACAGTTTGCAATGACATCCGGAAGCAGATCAGCGTACACGGCGACTCACCTCCTAGTTGACGGACATGTTCTTGGCGACTTCATTGGCGATCTTGGTGCCGGATGCCCGTTCCCGCTTGTACTCGGCCAACGTCGATTCGCCCAAGATATCGAACGGGAACTTCTGCACCTTGGCCACCACCTTGCGCTGTTCCCCGGGGAGCTGGCGGAACTGGTCATACGTGGCGTTCCTGGCGACGATGATGTACCGCTCAAGCAACGGGATGATCTCCTCGCGCTTGATGACCAGCACCTCGCCATTCACCCCGAGCTGAACGTCGCCCGGATCGTTGGGATGGCTCTTGGCATGGAACCGGACGTTGTAGACCTTTTCATCAGGGTCGAGCTTCGGGCTCTGCCGGACCGGACCGAGGGAGCGAATCGCCCCCGGGGAAGTGGCGGTATTCACCGTCTCATCCGGAAACGACATCTCGCCCGGCCCCTTCAAAATCTCGAACAAGCCCCATCCGCCGCCGGCCACCCGCTTCACCTCGTGAGTGTCCCGGACGGACAACGCTTCACGCATGTTCTCGGCGGACTTCTTGCTGGCGAAGGGCTTTCCCCCGTCGGCGAGGATGACTTTCTGCTCTTGGCGACTGCTTTGATCGCTCATGGCTCTTTCCTCTTGGTTGGAATGAAAGGAAGGCGGAGCAGGGTTTTACGCCTGCCCCGCCGGTTGTGTGGCTTAGTTGTCGTAGGTGCCAGCCTCGAAGTAGCAAATCTCTCCGCTGACGTTGATCACGCTCGTGGCGTTGATCACGAACCCGGCCGGGATGACAACGCCCGAGGCAGCGCCGCGGTAGTCGTACATGCCCTTGACGGCGAGGACATCGCCGCTGCCGATGGCCAGGGACAGCTCAAGGTTGTCCGTGGCATCGCCGTCGGCGGTCATGGCCGTGACGCGGGCCTCGTAGATCTTGCCATTGCCGACGCCTTCGCGGATCACGACCAGCGAGCCTTCGCCGACATAGGTCGTGTCAACGCCCTGGTTGAAGTGGCCGGTGCGGTCGTCCGAGGTGTCGAGGGTCCAGCGGGAGATGACGCCCGTGCCGCCGTCCTTGGGGTTGGACTTGTAATCCAACTCGTCCTTGACCAGATACGCGGTCGAGGCCGCGGTCATCTTGTCGCCACCGAGGTACGGGGCAACGCCCGCGCCATGAGCCAGAACCAACAGGAGACTGTTGGGGGCGGTGTCGTTGTAGAGCAACCGGCCCTCTTCCTGTTCCTTGCTCCGGCAGCCCCTGCTCCAGACAAGCTGGGCGAGGCTGCCATCTTCCTGGTTGAAAATCCGGACGAAGTCCGGCACGAAACCGATGCCCAGATACAGGGCTGCACCGGTGCCATTGAAATTTCCACTGACGATCTTACCCATGACAAATGACTCCTTTGTCTTTCTTTGTTGAAGAGCCCCCGGCAGTCACCGATCAAGATGACTGCCAGGGTGATTGATGACTTAAACGGGGTTGGCAGTCGCCAGGCATTCGAGGCGGGCGATCCACAGCTCGTTCAGGATCACCGAAGCTTGGTAGCACTTCCAGGAGACGAAGCCGAGCTGGCCCAGCGGGTTGCCGACAGTCGGCGTTCCGGGATTCACGACCATCGGAGTGACGGCGTTCTTGCCTTGGAGGGGCACGATGCCGTAGGCGTCACGGGCGACGATGATCAACGGATACACATCCGCCGAACCCGTTCCGGACGAGCCGTTCGTCAGGTACGTGGTCTGGGTGCTGGCCGTGGTGGCCGCGGCGGCCCAGGGCTCGAACAGGGCGGTCAGGATGATCCGGACAGACTCGATCTTGCCGATCTCGCCTTCGAGAGCCTTGGTGTGGTCCGAATACTTCTCAACGGGAATGAACCCGCTGAGGCCGCGCAGGTCGCTGTCCAGGTCGGTGTGACCCAGGGCGAAGTAGGCGGGGGCCACGGCTTCGGTGCTGATCTTCGCGGTCGCGCCGATGATCTGGCTGATCTCGCGGGCCTTGTTCCGCTTGAACGCACGGACAACCTTGCGGAAGTCACCGCGGAGCGGGGGGCTCGCCAGGGCGATGCGGGTCGCGGCGCTGTTCGCGTAGAAGACGTTGGTTCCCGCCTTCAGCACGTTGATGCGCAGGACTTCGACGGTCTCGCCAGCCTGCTCGCCGCAGAGATCCATGGACTGCTTGAGAACATCGTCCTCGTGCGTGTCCATGATGACGTCGGTCAGCTCGACCATGTCGCCGTACTGTTCGAGAGTGACCTCGATGTCGGTGTAGGTGAGCTTCTGGCCGGCCGGCGGGATGCCCTCAGCCAACGGCGCGGTCGCACGCGGCAGCGATTCGTACCGACGCCACTTGCGGGTCTTGGTCTTGTTCTTGCCCTGGGGATCGACTTGACCGAAACGCTCGGTCACCATCAAATACTGCCCGCGTTCGAGCAGACGCTTCGCCGCGAAGGCGGCCGTCCGGGGACTGATGTCTCCATAGGTGTTCACTGTACGTTCTCCTTGTTGTGGCTCAGACGCTTGTCTGGCTCGGAGAACGTCCCACCATGGAACGAATACTGGCCTCTGGCGTGCAGAAAATCTTGTTGTGTGTCGTCTCTGTCTCTGTTCCTATTTGAACCTACATCACGCGGAATCGCATGAACCTTTTACAGCTCCGCCGCGTGCATTTGGTCTCGATCACGGATCCCTGCTTCACGTCGCCAATGAACTGGAGCTTGTGGCAAAAAGGACACTCAAACGACTTGGCAGATTCGCTCATTTCGATGGCGCTCCCTTGGAACCGACGCTCGTCGTTGATCGACGCGCCCCGTTCGTCAAGTCGTTTTTGAGTGTCCAAGGTCACAGGCCAGCCTCCTTGGCGGCGGCATCATACTCTTCCGCCTCGCTGGCATACGCACGGGATTTGCCCGAGGACATTGGAGCCGTCGAACCGCGCAGGGTGGACGAATGAATCGCCACCTTCTTGCCGCTCGGCTTCGCCGCCGGGGTCGCCGTCTTCGCCACGTGCTTCTTGTAGGCGTTCAGGATGGAGATGGCATCGCCGGAGTCCAGGACATTCGCCGCCTTCTGGATCGGCTCCGGTTGTTTCCCCAGCCAGTCGTTGAACTCCTTGCTCTTGGCGATCTGCCGGGCACCGGGGTGCGCGTCCGAAACATCCTGCCAGTAACGGAGCGCGACGATCTCATCACGCATCGATGTCATCTCGTCGGCTATCGGCTTCATGCCGGCGACAACGGACGACTTCACATACGCCGCCTCTTCCTTGAAGTCCTCTTCAAACTCCTTGATGTTCACCTTCCCTCCGTCGAAGTCCTCGACCTCGGGACGGGCCTTGAAGGCCCCCACCACCTGCCCCACGAAACCGGGCTCAGATTGCTCCGGGCTGGCGGCCGGGGGCGGCGGCGGAGGTGAGGGGG